GGACACCTTAGCAGGGCCGCACCGTAAAGCGACCCCGCCCCACTACCCCGGCAGCCGCCGGGAGATCATCCCGAACACCAATCACAACACGAAAAGGAGCAAGTACCATGACGAACGAACAGATCATTTTGAACGAAGCCGCGAAGCTCGACCCCGCCACCCTGCACGCCATCGCAGCGGCGCACCACACCCCGGAACAGATCGCCGCCATCGCTGCCAAGGCCACCACCACCGACGACGACGGCAACGAGAAGCCCGCCAGCGTCGCCGACGTGGAAGCCGTTCTAGCTGCCGATGAACTGCACACCATCGCCAAGTGGAACAGCTTGAACAAGCGCATCCGCACCGGGGAAAAGAGCCTCATTACCTGCTATCTGTGGAAGTACACCACGAAGCCCAGCAAGGAACAGCGGGAAGCCGCCGAAGCTGAGGGCAAGGAAGCCGCCCCCGCCCCGCACTTCTACCCCACGAAATCCTACCTGTTCAGCTGCCTGCAGGTTGAGGATGCCAAGGCCGCACCCGCTGCCCGCTTTGGCTCCGTCGCTGAGATCATGGCCTATAACAAGAAGCTGGCCGCAGAGCGCAAGGCCGCAAAGATCGACCTTGACAAGCTCTATACCCTCTACACGGCAGAGTACAGCCGCCTTTACAACAGCGACGACCCCGACGACGAAAAGGCAGAGCAGAACGCCGCCAAGGTCTTCGACGACAAGAGCCAGAACGACCCCGTTTTCCATGCCCTGGTTGATCGGATGATCCAGAAGATGGATGACTTTATCAGCAGTGACCGGGAAGCCGCCGCCTTTGTGCTGGCACTGGACAAGCTGAACGCCCCGGAACAGCCCGCACCCGCCCCGGCTCCTGCGCCCGTCGTCATTGAAGAACGCCACGAACTGCCGGAACTGGTTCACGTCGATCCGCTGCCCAAGAAGCCCGCCAAGCGCACCACCACGAAACCCAAAAGCAACGCTGCCGCCCTCAAGCAGACGGAACGCAAGGCAAAGGCCGCTTTCCTGGCCGTGCCCGAAACGGACCGCAAGGCGCAGGCCGCAGCCCTCAGCGCATGGCGCAAGGCACGAAAAGATGTTGCGGACGCTGAGAACGCCCCCGCCGCTGTGCAACAGCTTGATTTTGCAAGCCTTGCCGCCGGTCTGCTGGCATGACACGAAACCGCCCCGGATACTTTGGCAGGGCTGCACCGATAAAAGCAACCCCGCCCCACTTCCCACCGGCAGCCCGCCGGGGGCATATCACGAAACGAAAAGGAGAACGAACCATGAAAAAGTTTAACAACATCTTCGAGCAGATCAACGTGGAGCTTCCCGCCGTGTGGAAAATCCAGACCCTGCGCACCGAAATTCGGCTCAGCCCCTGCAAGGCCGCGGAACTCCAACCACAGATTGACGCCGCCCGCCTCACCATCATCTGCGCCCGCCGCGGCTACCTGTACACCGCTTGAACCTCCGCCGGACACCTCAGCAGGGCCGCACCGCAAAGCGACCCCGCCCCATCGCCCCGCCGGGGCTATCACGAAACACGAAAAGAGGTTCACACCATGACAACGCCAAACGATGCCCTGGACTTCTACCCCACGCCGGACAATCTGGCATGGGAGATGGTCCACAGCCTAGAAACCGAAATCCACGGCTTCCGCCGCTTCCCCAGCCCCGTGCTGGAACCGTCCGCCGGTGATGGGGCACTTGCCCGCCAGATTCACACCACGAGCGGCATTTACCACGATCCCAAAACGGGAAAGGTCCGCCGGGAGTATCTGGACAGGCTGGAAAAGGTTGATCTTGACTGCATCGAGCTTTCCAGTGATCTCCGGGCGAAGCTCAAGAAAGACGATTTCCGCGTGGTGCATGATGATTTTCTCACGTTCCGCCCCTGCAAGAAGTATGCGGCAATCGTGATGAACCCGCCTTTTTCCGCCGGGGCTGCCCACCTGCTCAAAGCCTTGGACGTGATGAAGGACGGCGGCAAAATCCGCTGTCTGCTCAACGCGGAGACGATCCGCAACCCCTGCACCAACGAACGAAAAGAGCTTGCGGCACAGCTGGAAAAGCTCAACGCCACAGTGAAGTACATCCCGGACGCTTTCAAAAACGCCCGCCGTGCCGCCCGGGTCGAGGTTGCGCTTGTGTCGGTGGACATCCCCGAGCGGGAGCCAGTAAGCAAAATCCGCCTGGAATTGCAGCACGAAACCACGGAACGCCTAAAGACCGATCCCGAACTTGCCGCGCTGGTATCTGCGGACCCCATCACGGCAGCCATTGAGCGGTACAACGCCGCAGCTGAGGGCATCCGCCGAATCTTCGAGGAATACAACGGGATCAAATCCCTGTTTTCCTCTGCCACGGCAGACGACAATGAAAGCGAAGTGCTTGCATTCAACCGGGACTATAACCAGGCGATCCGCCGCCTGCGCGCCCTGTACTGGGAAAAGCTGTTTGACCTGCCGCAAATCCGGGACAACCTCACCAACGATATGCAGAACGAATACCGTTCACGAATCGCCGAGCTTTCCGACTACGATTTCAGCACTTATAACATCTTGACCGTTCGGGAAGAAATGTCCGCCAACATCGTGCAGGGCATCGAAGATGAAATAATCGGGCTGTTCGACAACTGGACAAACCTTCACTACTGCTCCGAGTATTCAAAGAACATCCACTATTACAACGGCTGGTGTACTAATTCGGCTTACAAGATCGGCAAAAAGGTCATTTTCCGCTGCTGTGCCTTTAGTGACTGGTCCGGCAGGTTTGAACCATCGTGGCGCGTGGAAAGCGCACTTTCTCAGATCGAGCGGGTGCTGCACTACCTGGACACCAACGGCCAGAAGTACAACGGCGACGAACTCCGGGCAGCCCTGAAAGCCGCAGAGCAGGCCGGGCAGAGCCAGAAGATCCAGCTTCACTACTTCACCGCCACGTTTTACAAAAAGGGCACTTGCCACATCGAGTTCACCAACGAAGACGTTTTGAAATCCTTCAACCTCTACGCCAGCCAGAAAAAAGGTTGGCTGCCCCCGTCCTACGGCAAAAAGAGCTATCACGATATGCCCGCCGCTGATCGGAAGATCGTGGATAGCTTCGAGGGCGAGGAAAGCTACACCGACACCCTCACTCGGCACCTGATCCCCACGAAATCCACCTTCTTACAGCTGAACGCATAACGAAAAACGGACACTCTGGCAGGGCAAGCACCGATCAAAGCAGCCCCGCCCCATCTGCCCCCCGCCGGGGCAACTGTTCGGAAATCCCGAACAGTTCACATCACGAAACACGAAAAGGAGTTGTCACGAAATGAAACTGAAAGAAACCCGCATCCTTGACGTTGACGGTGCCCGCTACGCCTGCATCGCCAACCAGTATTGCACCCGGGCAGACTGCGAGGAATACGACGCGATTCTCAACGATGCCGCCGAATCCAGCCGCAAGCCGGGCGGTATCACGGTGGACGACCTGGCACGAATCGCCGAGGCCATCAAAGCCCACAGCGAAACGGATGACGATGTGCCCGCCATTGCCTTTGCGCTGTCCCGGCGCACCGTCTCCCACTTCGCCGAAGCCTGATCCGCTGCCCACCACGAAACACGAAAGGAAGTATTCGAGTATGAAGACCTATACCCGCCACAGCATTGCAGGATGGGACGTTTACACGGACGACGAAACCGGGCGCGTCCACCACGTCGTTGATCCTGATTCCAACGATCCGCAAACCCTGTACCCCTACATTCCCGCCGCCGGGGGTGGATGGGATAACGCCTGCGACAGCCTGACGCTCTCCGCCCTGCGCGGCCGCATGGCACGAAACACCGTCCGCTTTGCCTGATCTCTGCACTCCGGCAGCCCGCCGGGGATTTTGTGGTATCTCTACACGAAAACTTTCTTGCGTTTTATTGCTTTTCTTTGCGTTTTGCCCTATCATGGTAGTAACGAAACCCAGCAACGAAATTCGATAGGAGGTATTTTCATGTATACGATTCCCGCATTTGGCCCTTGGCCTGAACAGAACGCCGGACCCGACGAAGAAAAGCGGCTGAACAGTGCCCAGCAGAGCAAGACCAGCCCCACCAGCATTGACCGGGAACACGAAACCGGGGTTTTCTACGGCTCCGGCAAGCTGCCCTATCAGACCAGCCTTGCCGCCTGCACCTGCAACGATTTTGTGAAACGGAAAAAGCCCTGCAAGCATATCTATCGCCTTGCTATGGAGCTTGGAATCATCCCCCTGGACTATAAGACGGGCAGGAGCAGCGGCGAACGGAACGAAGCACAGATCAGCTTTGAGGACAGCATTGCCCTTGTGGAGCAGCTTTCCGAGGCTGCACAAAAGCACATCGAAAATATGCTGTACTACACCAGCGAGCGGGTAGACGACCGCCAGCGGGCTGTTACCTGCTATGATCTCGATCTCGCCGATGAACTGCGCACGTCGCCCCTGCTGCACGAAAATCCTTACCCCCTGGCCGAACAGCTTTCTAAGCTCTCGAAACCAGCTTTGGTAATGATCTTGGATGCCATCCGCCGGGAGGACAAACCCCGCCGCAGCGCAGCCAAAGCCAAAATCGTGGAGTGGATTGCCGCCAACGTGCCCATGCTGGCAAACGAGCTGCCGCCGTGTGCGTCCTTCTCCTTCGTGGAGGTGTTCGACAAGGCCCAGCGGGACGTTTACAAGTATCTGCGCCGCAAGTATGAGATGGAAACAGACTGGTACACCGGGCTTGAATATCCCGCCGGGGCAGGTCTCCCCAACGAAAACGAACTTGTGTTTTACTTCCCGGAAGATCGTGTGACTGCCGCTCTCACGAAATATGGGCACAACCGCTGCTTGCACGGGTACATCCCCACGAAATAAACTGTGCAAAAATGCACATTGGCGGCTAAGAATGCCATTTCCGCATATTTAACCCGCTTTTTTGATACAAAACCTACAATTTATGGACTTAACTGCCCAAAAGGAGGTATTTCTACGAACGACGCAGAGTTTTTCGCCCCGTGGCGGCTGGTTGCCGCCTTTGCCGATGGTTCCCGGCTCCTGTTCGACGGATTGACCGAGGAACAAGCCTATGACGCTATGATTGCCGCCCAGGAGCAGCACGGCGACATTGGCTATTGGAACCGGGTCACAGATCAGAACTACGAGGACGGCAGATACTACAAAACGATCCCCGAGCCGCCCGCCGTGCATATTGTGGACTTCACCGGGTACGATGGGCCGCTTGACGAAAACGGTTTTCCCGTCGGGCTGCCGGATGAAATTGCCCGGTACGCCAAAGAGCAGGGAGCCGCCCCCGATGCTCCGCAGATTATCCTCAAGCGCAACGCCCCGCCCGATTCTGAGAATCCGAACAAAAAGTAATTACGAAATTCAAAAAGCCCGCCGGGTCGATGACCTGACGGGCTTATGATGTTGAAAGGACAGTTTGTATGAAGCTGAACATGGATTGTGTGCGGGCTGTTATGCTCTGCGTTGAAGAACACACAGATTTTGACCACTACTGCTACTTCATTCGTTATGCACGGGCTGATATTCTTGATATGCTTGGTGAAGAACCCATTGATCCGCCCACTTATCAAGTTGAGCTTGAAGCTAAATTCGACAATGATGATATTCTTTATTCCGTGAAATACTGCGCCGAAGCTGGGCTTATCACTCTTTGCCCCGGTTCTCACCCTGAACAGTACCGTGTCAACATCCGGGAATTGACCCCTGCCGGACATAGCTTTCTCGAGAATATCCGAGCAGACACAAACTGGGCAAAGGTCAAAAGCGTTGCTAAAAAAGCCGGTTCTTTCAGTGCAGATGTGATAGTCGAGATCGCAAAGAGTGTAGCTGTGGAAACGGCCAAACATTTCTTATCCAGCACTTAACCAGCTTGATGGTGCCCATGTTATTCAACTCGCACTGGATAGCTTCTTCGTTATACCACTTTTGTTTTTCTTTTATCCCTGTTTTCACGATTTGTTTTGCAATGATTTTTGCAACGTGTTCACGCAATCCGATTCCACTGATCTCAATTTTGATAGTCATTTTTCCCTCCAAAATCTCAGATTCTACAATACCCGGCAGGCCGCACAGCCCGCCGGGTAATTTCTTGCCAACTTTTCCACATCTCCGGGTAGTCGTGTTTGTTTTTCTGCGCCGGGTGGACACAATTTGCGGAAGCGCATTTGCGTGAGGCTCTGATGGTCGCTTTCCCTTATAGGAGAATATCGCCCTCAACCCATGCGTCCGCCCTGGGCAGGGTCTCGCGCACGTTATACGCGCGTGATAATAAGGCAGGGCACTCGGGTAGCTGCTCCATGCCCCGGCCAAAGGCCAGCAAAGCGACGTTCCGAAGCCGTTTCAAATGCTGGATGCTGTACCCTGCATCGACCTGCACTTCTGCCCATTTTTTGTGGCCGATGTAGTATTCTGTCAGGATTAGATTGTGGACACTGTCCAGTCGGTCAATTTGTCCTCGGATCAGAGCTTCATCGGACTTCAAAAGGGCTTGCTGACGTTCCAGACTTCTCAACCTGTCACCGATGCCCAGTTCATCCATTTTGCAGGCCATTGCCGCGGTGCTGTCACCGGGCAGCCCGCCGCCGGGCATACCGTCCATGTTGATGCCTTTCAGCGTGTCTACTTCGTCGTCCAGAGTGGCACACTGGCGGCGGATGATCGTAAGCCGCCGGGGAATATCTGCGCAGTATTTCAAAATCGCTTCCGCCTCGTGTGTCTTCATGCTCTGCCTCCCGAAAAATTAAAACTCGCTTCCGAAGATGGGGCCTTGCCCGTTTACCCGCTCGACCATAGCCCCCACGCCGTAGATGTCCTCCACCACACGGCGTAGCTTCTCGTAAGCTACCATCTCGCCATCTTCGGACCATCCAAGGAACTGCTCGAAGTTGGAGCGGGTCTCCTGCATGACAGCAGCGATCTGCTCCACGGTATAGCTCATGTCGTGTAGAGCTTCCACACAATACCGGGCCACCATGTCGGCAGCATCCCGGCGTTCGGCAAGGATTTCCCGCTCATTGGCCGTCTTGCCCAGCTTTCCCGCCGGGAGCAGGAAAGTTTCCACCATCATCGGCGTGGTGCGGTCTTCCAGCGCAATGCGGGCTTTCCGTGCCCCCCGTTTGTCCCGGTCAAGGGTGTACCGCTCCGCCGCATTGTTCATCTTGACGGTCAGCACAGCCGCTCTTCCTGCATCAAAATTCAGAATGTCGTGCGCCGCTGCCACAAAACAGTACGACACGACCTGCCCGATAGCTTCCCGATTCAGCGATGCTGCCGTTTTGGTGCGGCCAAGGTTGATCTGCCGATTTACGGCGTTCTGGATGCTCTGCCGGTAATACGACGGCACTCTTGCTCTGCTTTTGCCCATGATGATTCCTTTCCCGCCTGTTCAGCCAGACGTTTCCACTCTTTGATCTCGGATTTTGTGTCTGGGGTGATGATCTCCCGGAACACATAGCCCCGCGGCTCTGCAATCAGGTCAACAAACAGCCTGCGGCGGTAGATGTAGTCCCTCTGCGCCCGCCGGGTGAATTTTGACTTAATTTCCACCACTTCCACCGTTCCGTCGGCATATTCCAGCACATAATCCGCCGTATACCTTGCCGCCGGGAGATGGACAGCGCAGAAATCCTTTGCGGGCAGCAAAGGAAAGGCAACGTGCGGCGTTGCCTTGATGATCCTGCCGGACTGGATGCCCGGTAGCACTGTGCCAATGTAAAAATCATACTCACCCTTGCTCTCGAAGGCTTTCCCGATCTCCCCGGCAGCCTTGGCCGCTGCTTCCAGCGATACCGCCCCTGCCGGGGCTTTCCGTGCGCATCGGGCGGCTATTTGCTTCTCCGCCTGGGCGCGATACCTGGGCGGCAGGTCTTCCAGTTCCATTCTTGCGCTCAAGGCTGGTTCCTCCTGTTCTTGTTCTTCGGTGGTTCCTTGCGGTATAGGCTCACGATCAGGTGACGGGTAGAGTTGCCCGTGATGGTGACTTCGCACCGATGCAGGGTATACCCCGGGTACATCCGTTCCCAATATGCCCGGTCTTCCAGGCAGTTTTCGCAAACGTCCTTGAGCTTGCTGCGGCTCATTTTGTTGTCGTTCGGGCGGGGCATTTTGGGCGGCTGCAGGCCGTGGCTCTGCCGCCAGTGCCGTTTGCATCTGCGGTTCTTCACGATATACCGGGCAAGGCTTTCCACGCTGTTGTGGTCGAAGTGCAGCGGCTCACATCGAGCCATACCCCGACCATTCCACGCCTGTTCCACCATTTCCCGGGTCAGCCCCGCCGGGTGCGTCATAATGACATGGTGATGGTGCCGTCCCAAGACTTCACCTGTCACCGGGTCCACGGTGCAATACTCCGTCACCACGACCCACTTTGGACGCTGGATGCCCTGTTTATCGCAAAGGCGGTACAGCTTCTTGATTGCATTGGAGAAATCCCGGTCAGCCCGGGCAAGGTCATTTGGGGCAGGGTGATGATCGTCGTCGTAGGTGTATGTAACCGAGAAATCACCGGGCCGGAAGTTCGTATTTACCAGCAGAACCAGGTAGCGGCCAGATTTGCGGATGTTGTAGGCTTCCTTCGCCAGACTGGTGGCGAGTTCTTTCTTCCGCCGGGTGCTGGCCTTGTGCTCCTTCTCGGAGACCTCGAAAAATTCCGCCTGCATGGTGGGCGCAGTGGCATAATCTTTGCCGCAGATGTATTTCTGTTCTCTGACATAAAAGCCGCCGCTCATACCCACTACGTCCTCCTTTCCGTGAACATCCTTTTGCTGAATAAAGGCAAAACCGCCAGCTGCCCGGGAACTTCTATGCTTGCCCCCGCCCCCGCTCCGGCAAGCCCTGCTGTCCGTTACGCCTTTCTGCCGCGGGGAGACAATACAGGGGGTTCCCCCTGTACCCCCGTCACGGGAACGGCTGCTTCTAATCAAGCTCTAAGCAAACTTTAAGCAAACTTTAAGCAAGCCGCTGCTCCCGTGTCCCTTAGTTTATCCTCGGTATACAAGCCCCTTGCCGCCTCGTCAGGGCGGCAATTTTACGACGGGCTTGCTTGTTCTCTGGAAACAACTTCAGCCTGTAGTCACTTCAAAATGAAGCTGTTGAGATAGGGCAGCACCTCGCCGCCGCAGCTGGACACGATCAGATTGAAGTCCTTTTGGAAGACGTGAAAGTAAAGAGCGTTGCTCACGTCCTTCGATCCTTCGGTGCGCTGTTCCTGAATCATCCGGGTTGCCTGGTTCCGGGACAGCCCCATGCCCATCAGGAGCTTTTTCATTCTCTTGGTTGTCATTTCAGTTTACCTCGTAGTCTTCAATGCCGTTTTCGTCCGTCCGCTTTTCCCAGTGTTCGCAGCTGTCCTCAACGTCGGTGACATCGGTGCAGTTCAGCGACAAGCCATTGAAGCAGACCCAGGTATACTCCTCATGCCAGCGGCAGTTACAGCAAATTTTTTCAGGTCCCATGTTTTCCACCATTCCAGAATCCATCCATTGCCTCCCGGTACGCTTTGAAGCAGTCCGGGCACAGATCGCCAACGCCACAGATTCTTTCGCAATCAAGTGCCCATCCGTCCAGCGGTTTGCTGTCATACTTTCCGTCGTCGAGCCGCTCTGCAAATACCTGCTTGCGGCAGCGGTTGCAGATGAACATTGCGCCGTTCTTTCTCATGTAAATACCTCACACATGATGCTGTATTTTTCCTCCGACCTTGAGCGGCCTTTTCCCGTACATTGCACGGCATTGCGGGCAAAGGTCAATTACTCTTGGATACTTCAAAGGGAATCCGTTAAAATCAGTTGTCACTTGCCAGTCAGTCACCCAGTCCTGCGTTGTCAGCGTATCCTGAAACCCGCCCTCAAACTGTTCCTGAAATGCAACTCTCCTGCATATATCGCAAAATATAGCCTTGAACATCTTTTGCATATCAGCACCTCCCTCGCTTTGCGCACTTGCCATCACAGGCAGGCTTTCCTTCTGTGGGTGCCTCGTACAGTTGCACCATCGGCTGCGGCTGATCCGAACGATTGAGCGGCTTGTCGTACTGAACCGTGTAGTCGCCCTTCGGGTTATCGTGCCATGCTAGAGCGTAACGGATCGCAAGCCAGATCTGTTCTGCCCGGTACGGGATTCTCATGCAGTAATCAAGCGGAGCGGAAAGGACGTATCTCTTGTACAGCTTGTCCACTTCCTCCTGCATGATGTTTCGGCGGTCAATCGAGATATGGAAGATTTCATCCCGTTCCTCTTTGCCGTCAAATGAATCATTTTCCAGCGCAGCATAGAACTTTGCCATGCAAAGCTCGTCAATCAGGTCTTCAAATTGCCCCAGATGCAGACGAAGGTACATCTCGCAGGCTTTTGCTACCGCCTCAGCTACCGGGCGGCTCATGGTTATGGTGACTGTTTCGATTTCTGCCGGCGCGTTCTTTTTCTCGTCCATGTCGTTACCCCCACAGCTTGACAACTGATGCTCCATAACCATCGCGTACCATAATGCCATCTTTTTCCGTAAGAAACATCGTTGTCTTAAACGGGAAGTTTGCGGTACTGATTCCCGCTTCATTGGCTGCATCGGCCAGCATCCTGCACGGGCCATAATCGCACATGATGGAAAAGTGGTTGAACATTCCACTTTCTGCGTATTCCGCCATGCGTTTTGCCAAGGCTTTTTTGAACATGTCCGCCTGATCTGGCGTTATGTTCTTCCGCCCCATGTCAGCAAGGAGACACGCAGTAACGGAAGTGAAACTGTTATCTCCATTGCTGTGTGGCCGATCTTCGAGTATTCTTTCCGCCCACCAGTTGGCGGCTTTCTCGATTGCCTCTTTTGCTAAAATCATTCCGCCTCTTTATCCTCCGTTTTACACGACTGTACTGTGTTCTGGGTCATATTCACGATATTCTGCATACCTTTCACCAGACCTTCCGACAGCGTGATCGGCAAAATTGCTGCCCGCACCATCATCCCGTCACGGACAACATAGTATCGGGAACCGTTCTTTGCGCGGCGCAAGCAATAGTTGATGTAGTCGCTCTTTTTGATTTCATCCATAAC